CAACACTTTGCGTGATGCTGCCCGTGCCTACGGCGTTGATCGTGACGGCGGCTGGTTGGACAAGACTACTCGTGACATCCTGAATCCCAACTCTGGCTACTCCGATGATGATGCCTGGAATGAGCTGATCTCTGAGGCAGAGCTGATGTACCCGGTGTTTGCGGGGAAGTTGTCGAAGGACCGCTCTGTTCGGGATCTAGGTGCTGGCTACATCAATCAGTTGTACAGACGTCTTGAATTGGGTAGCCCCGATGAGGTGGATCTGACTGATCCTTTGCTGCGTAAGGCGTTCACGACACCTAACGAGAAGGGTGAGCCTGCGCTCATGCCGCTGTGGCAGTTTGAGCAGGAGATTAAGAAGGACGGTCGTTGGCAGTACACGACTAATGCTTTGTCCACCTATTCGCAGATTGGGTCTGATTTGGCTCGCATGATGGGATTTGTGGGTTAGGTATGGCAAAGGACAAGAAGCCTGACCCTATGGCTAAGGGAACTGACCTATACAACTACATAGGCAAGTTGTCTATGGATTTGCAAAAGGGCTTGATCAGCCTTGAGGATGCCAATGAGCTTAACGCCCGAGCGCGGGAACTTGCTGGCAATCGTGGTCAGTTCGGTGCAGACGTGCGCCAAGCGTTGCGCTACGGCGACCGTCGAATCGCACCGCCTACTGATCCTGTAACTGACCCGACTGATCCCGTGACGGATCCTACGGATCCTCCTGACGATCCTCCTGAACCTCCTGGCCTCGACGCTGGAACGGTGAATGCCCGTAAGTCCGCTCGTGAATACCTGGACGGCTTGTTCAAGCAGTTCGGGTTCTCGGACGCAGACAGGGCCAAACTCCTTGGTGAGGTTGACGGCTGGATTACTGAGGGTCTAGCTGACGCTGGTACTGATGCGATCTTGATGAATTTCCGTGGAACCACTACTTACGCGAACCGCTTTGCCGGCATGGCTGAACTGATCAGCAGAGGTCAGGCAGTTAGTGAGGCTGAGTACATTCAGCTTGAGTCTTCGTACCGGAACGTGATGCAGAACTATGGTCTGCCTTCCACCTTCTATGACAACCCTGCTGACTATGCCCGACTGATCGGTGCTGGCTTGTCAGTCAAGGAAGTTGAGGAGTGGGTGGTTGCTGCGAAGCAGTCCCTGAATCCGCTGGTCGCTCAGGAACTTGAGCAGTATTACGGCGTGAGTCAGGGCACTCAGATGGCCTACCTTCTTGGCCTCACGAACGAGACGGGCGTTGCCCTGGAGTCCGCTCGCACTCAGCAGCAGATCCGACAAGAGGGCCGTGCAGCCCAGATTGGTGCTGCTGCGGAGCGTGCAGGGTTCAGCATGGACAAGACGTTCGCGGAGGGTCTGGGTGGCACCAGCCTGGGTAAGACCATTGACCCGTTCCAGATGGGCACTCTTGCGAACTTGGAGGGAACGTTTGACCAGGCACGCAGGGTTGCGGACAGGGACACGACCCTTGCCGCTATCGACACGGAAACGTATAACCAGAGGGATGCTCTTAGTGCTGCTTTCGGTGATGAGCAAAAGAAGCTCGCGTCGGAGAGGCGTGCCCGTAGGGAACGTGCAAGGTTCGCTGGCACGTCTGGGGCTGCTGCGTCATCTCTCGGGGTCGAAAGGAATCTTTAGCAAGTGAGCGATTGGGATTGGTACAGAGTTCACACAGGCAAATAGTTTGCCTCGGGGGTGAATGGAATGCAGGACTGTAAAGCCTCACGAAGGACACAGACCTAGACCTGGGTTCGATTCCCAGCACCTCCACCCCACACCTGGATCGGCAGGCCCCAGGGTGCGTCACAAGACCTGTATGTCACAGCCTCACACAACCCCCCAGTTGTGCGTGTGGGTGGCGACTTACTCACGGATGAGAAGAGGGTGAACGCCTTATGGCGAACAACGAGTTCGATCTGCCAGACGATTTCGATGACTACGATGATGGTGCCATCACTCAGGTGCGCCGAGCCCACAAGGCTGCGGTGAAGCGCCTGAAGGAACTGGAGTCTGAACTTCAGGGCTACCGCACGGAGTCGCGTAAGCGGACTGTTGCAGATGTTCTCACGTCTCGTGGATACAACCCGAAGATCGCTGAACTGATCCCAGGGGATATCACTAACGAGGCTGAGGTTGTTTCTTGGCTTGATGAGAAGGCCGATGTGTTCCAGCCCATGACCGTGGCTGCGGACAGCGATGGCGCTCAGAACGAGCAGATGGGCAACCAGCCTGAAGTGAATATCCCGCCTGGGTATCAGCAGTTCAACGATGTGGTTAACGCGGGACAGGCACCGATGGGTGACGAGTCGCAGTTGATGGCAATGATTGCCGCTGCAAAGAATCCTGACGAGTTGAACAAGATTCTTTTCGGTAATGCGGCTGGTCCCCCGGCGTATTAACCATTCCAATTTCTAACCGCGAAAGGTGGTGAATCTCAACTATGGCTAACACCTACACTGGTTCGGCTACGATCACAGATCAGACTGGCATGACTAACCTCGTGCAGTCCGCTTACGATCGCTACGTTGAGATGGCTCTGCGTTCGCAGCCGCTCATCCGTGATGTTGCTGATAAGCGTCCTGTGCAGCAGGCCATGCCTGGTTCGTCCGTTGTGTTCCAGATCTATGCGGATCTGGCTCGTGCGACCAGCACTCTTACTGAGAACGTCGATCCTGATGCTGTTGCCCTGAGCAACACCTCCACGGTGACGGTGACCCTGAATGAGTACGGCAACGCTGCCCTGCTCACCCGCAAGCTGGGTCTGTTCTCGCTGTCTGACGTTGATCCGGCTGCTGCCGACATCATCGCCTACAACATGGCTGACTCGCTTGATGCGGTTGCCATGACTGAGCTGCGTGGTGGCACTAACGTGCGCTACGCCCGTGATGGCTCTGACACTCCTGCTGCAACCAATCAGGTTGAGGCGACGGACACGATCGCCCTGACGGACGTTCGTTTCTGTGTGTCGAAGCTGCGTGCGGGTCTTGCAGTTCCGCGCCAGGGCTCGCTCTACGCGGCCTACATTCACCCTGAGGTTTCGCACGATATTCGTAGCGAGACGACGGGTGGGGGTTTCCAGGATCTCCACAAGTACGACGCTTCGGAGAACTTCTGGCCTGGCTTCATCGGTACGATTGATGGCGCGTACTTCATTGAGACGCCGCGCATGTACAACGCTACCGATGGCGCTTCCTCGGCTCGCGTGTTCCGCACGATCATCGTTGGCAAGCAGGCGCTTGCTGAGGCTGTCGCGGAGGAGCCGCACACCATTGTTGGTCCTGTGACTGACAAGCTCATGCGTCACCGCCCTCTGGGCTGGTATGGCGTCCTCGGGTGGAAGCGTTACCGCGAGGCTGCACTCTGGCGCATTGAGTCTTCCAGCTCGATCAACGCCTCTTAATAACTGACGTACCTGTAGGGCCACTCATATGACGGGGTGGCCCTACAGGCGTTGGAGGGACTTATGGCTTGTAGGACCGGATGTATCACGAAAGACCATGCCTCTTATGGGGAGTGCCTGAGATCGGCCTCTCTGCGAGTGGGTTGGGGTAAGTCACACCTGGGCATTGACCGGACCAGGGAACGTGGCAAGCAGGCTGAACTGGATCTGTACAAGACCGCAAGGTCGGCAGGGATTCAGCCTGCGACAACAAGGACTCCCGATATCCGTAAGGCAATTGAGATATCGGAGAAGGCAGGCGCTGCCTTTGATGCAACAAACAACACCTTCAGCAATGGTGCCCATTACAGCCCTAAGACGGGGCAGGTAGTTCAATTCTAAGGAGTACAGGTGGCGAACGCTGTCTTCCCTAAGGCCAAGGAAGGCTTCCTTGATGGAAGCATTGACCTGGATACGGCCTCTATCAAGGTTGCCCTGGTTCGGGGTTACACCTATAACGCTGCTCACGATTTCGTGGATGATGTGACGGGTGCTGGTGGCACTCTCCATGCCACGTCTTCTGCGCTGTCTAGCAAGAGTGTGACGAATGGCGTGTTTGATGCCGCCGATATCACCTACACCACTCCTGCTACGGACACGAACGATCACAGCCTGCTGATCTACCAGTCTTCCGCTGTGGGTGGTGGCGCTGATGTGGCTGCCTCTAGCCAGCGTGTGATTGCGTGGATTGACACGGGCACGGGTATCCCGATTAAGCCTGCTGGTGGCGACATCACCGTGGTGTGGGATTCGGGCGCTAACAAGATCTTCAGCCTCTGACCTGAATGACCGTTCTTGATGTAACGGAACGCCCAGTATTCAAACTGGGTCCTGAACTTTTCAGGATTGTCTACCCGAGCGGTATCGCCTCGGGTGAGGCTTTCGGCACAGCACAGGCCAATGCATCTGTAACCGCTGAGGGTGTGGCTCCTGCGGGTGCTGTAGGCACAGCCTCCACGACTGCCAGCATTGCTGTCACCGGGATTGATGCAGCCACGGGTGCCGCAGGCACCCCCTCTGCTGTGCTGTCCGTGAACCCGACAGGGATCGCTGGCGCTGGTGACCTGGGTCAGCCTCACTTGGTCACCCAGGTGCGGGTGGATGGCCTGCCTTCAGCGGAGGCCCTAGGGGCACCGACTGCCTTCACGTCGATGAACCCGTCAGGGTTCTCTGCGACCGGAGGTGGACTTGGTACACCATCTTTGACGATGGTGATGTCACCTGAGGGCATTGCTTCTACGGAGGCGTTCGGGGATGCGGACACACTCGCCACCGTGTTCATCATCCCTGGCCCGTTCGATCCGACAAATGATTTCGGTGATGCTGTGGCTACGAAGAAGGGCTGGGTTTTCCGTACCCCGAAGAACACCTACCAATGGAGGCTGTTCAAGGAGTACGAGGGCATCAGCCTGTTGAAGGAAGATGGGGTGTGGTCAGAGGTGGCTCACCCTGACCTTGAGCGCACTCGCGCAGCACAGGTGTATCTGGCTGGTGGTCGTGACCATGTGGTGTCTACCTCGTTGAAATCTGAGCTTGAGGCCTTGGGTTACACACGATGTGCTGTCGATGCTCCGTGGCTATGTGCGTTCGCAGGAGTCGGTGACTGCCCTGAATGGCAGCCTGAACTCGTCTGCGACCACGTTCAACGTGGATAACGGTTCACGCCTGGGTATGGGTCGGGCTGAGATTGATGATGAACTGGTGTACATCGACGCGGTGACGACTAACGCTGTGGCCTTGCAGCCGTGGGGTCGGGCTGTGGATGGCACTACTGCTGCCACCCATGCTGATAACGCCAGGGTCACGTTCAATCCCCTGTTCCCTCGCCACTATGTGAAGCGTGCCATCAACGACACGATTGCTTCTATAGGTGTGGAGTTGAAGGCGAAGGATGTGCATACGTTCACGTTCCTGCCTGCGACGAACACCTATCAGGTGCCTGCGAATGTGAAGGCTGTCAATCAGTTGACGTGGAAGACGGTTGGCCCTTCGGGCCGTTGGGAGACGGTGCGACGTTGGCAGTTGGATCATCAGGCGAATGCGACTCAGTACACGACGGGCAAGACGGTGACTGTGTGGGACAGCATTGTTCCCGGTCGAACCGTGCAGGTCCGGTATCTGAAGGATCCGACCTCTCTGTCCGCTGGTGCGGACACCCTGACAGGGACGGCAGGTTTGCCTGCCTCGTGCCGGGATGTTGTTGCGCTGGGGACGGCTGCCCGACTTGTGTCGTCTGTGGATGTGGCTCTGCTGGATCCCAGTTCGGTACAGGCAGGCTTTTTTGATGAGCGTCGCCAGATTGGGTCTGCGTCGAATGTGGCGAGGACTTTGTATGCGCTGTTCCAGCAGCGCCTGGCTGAAGAGGTAGCTCGTTTCCGTGATGACCTCAACACTCCGATTCACTACCGGAAGTAGGATAGATGCCCCGTAGATATTATTCGTCTACAGCGGTAGCGACGACCCTGTCTGCTTCCGCTAACAATTCGACTACGTCGATTACGGTGACTGCCCTGTCGGGCTACCCGGCTCAGTTCCCCTATACGGCGATCATTGACCCTGACACGGCCTCTGAGGAGGTTGTGACTGTTACTGCTGCCTCTGGCACCACGTTGACGGTGACTCGTGGGTCTGATGGTACGTCTGCTGTGTCTCATAATGCTGGGGCTGTGTTCCGGCATGGGGTGTCAGCTCGGGACTTTGATGAGACTAATGCCTTCGCTAATGGGGGCGGTGTCGCTAACTCTCTACTTACTGCCAAGGCGTCGATACTCACGGCGACGGCTGCCAGCACTCCTGCCGCCCTCGCGGTCGGCTCCAATGATCAGGTCCTGACGGCTGCCTCCTCGACGGCGACGGGCCTCAAGTGGGCCGCGGCCCCTGTCAGCCCGCCGAGTCAGACGAGCAACGCTAACCG